GGTTGCCATCGGTGTCGACGATTTCGTACCAACCTTGGAATGAATACAGTTGATAGTGCACCTCGGCCACAGTCACGAGGAGTTGCTGGCTCGGTCTATCGTCACTGTTCACGACCATCTTGTAGCCGTTGCGCACCTCCCCGATAGGCACCTTGAATCTGGCCGATGTTGTAGTTGATTCGGTGTTCATGTCTTAAGACTCCTTACTGATTCCGAGTGCACGATTCGCTGGCGCATAATCCAACTCACGCCCGTAGGTCTCCGTGTAGTAGTCGATCATTTCCTTAAGCACCGTCTTATTGTTCTTGCCTTTGGTGCCGTAGTTCTCTCGGCAGAATTGAATCACGTTCGCTCGGGTTATCTTCGCTCCCGTGTTGATTCGGAATGAGAGTTCCGTGATAGCAACCATCACTCGGTAGTGCTCAATGCTGTTCTCGTTGTCGAGGCTAAAGCCTCCACCTTCGTGAACCTTGGTGCCCTCTCGCACCTTCTGCATCTCTTCTGTTTCTTTCATTGTTCTCCCCTTCGGAGTGTTGTCTACTGCTCACCGTTGTGGCTTGCATGGTGGACGGTCGGGTGTCGCTCCCGACGAGGGCCTAGCCCCGCCCCTTGTCTTAAGACAGTGATTCCACCGCCTCATAGATGGCACTCATGTTTCGGAGTGTCCTCTCTGAAGCGTTCGGGAACACCGCCAGTATCTCGGCACCCTCGTCTCCTCCTGTGCAGTATGCAATCTCTCGGGCTATGCCGTCTGCCCAGTCGATCGACTCGAACGCCTGCCCTGTGCGCCAGTACGTCCGCCCGTCGCTCTCTCTCCAGATGATTGTTAGTTGGTGTTTCATTTCTTAGTCCTCCATTAGTGGTCGTGGTGTGAAGATGATGAAGCGGGTGTCACTGTTGTATGTGTCGAGCCCTACCTCATGCACTCGGCGCTCTACCTCGTCATAGTCAGGGCACTCGGAGTCCTCGTGTCGGAGGTCATCGAGGTCGATGCCGACGGTCTTGGCTATGTTGGCTAAGGACTTATCGTGAAACGCTCTCGCCTCCTCCTCGTCGTCGGGCATCTCGTCGAACCATACGGCACACTTGAAATCGTCGAGGTCGTCGGGCTCTATCTCGTGGCTCTTGCCTGTTGCCTTGGTGAAAACGCTATGAATCTTTTCGTTGTCCTCTAAGCGTAGGATTTCCTCCCAATCCCAGTTGTCGGGCGTGTAGTGGGTGGTCATTGTTAGTGTGATTTGGTACGTTTTCATGTCTTAAGACTCCTTGATTTCTGTTAGTTCTTTTTCTGTTGTGATGATTGAGGTGCGGAGGTCGTAGGCCAGTTGGGTACGTCCGCCGTGTAGGTCTACCTCCACCTCAAGGTCTGCCTTAAGACCCTCTAAGTAGTCTTCGATGGCGAGGCGGTCGGTGATTTGGCGGGCGATGGCTAGGCGGGTTGAGTCGGTGGCGTCTTGCACCTTGGCCCAATCCTCCTGTGTCCATCTGTCGGTGACGGTCACAAGTGGGAGACCTCCACCGTAGGAGCCGTCTTCAGCGAACCAGTAGAGCGATGATGTATTCATGTCTTAAGACCTCATTCCTTCTCTGATTCCTTGCATGATTTCTTGGGCGTTGGAGCGATTCCATTCCCACATACCGCCCGCCTCATTGGTGATGCTCTGGCAAACCTTGAAGCGGATTTTGTCGATGATGGCCTTGGCGAGCGAGGTGCTCCACTCGGGATGCTCGCAGGATTGGTACTCGAAGCATCGAAGAGCGCCGAGCACATGCCCCCACGGGATGACGGGCCCGCCGAGATACTGGGCGATGTCTGCCCCGTTGTGTGGCCTTGTCTTCTCTGTGGTGAACTCTTTGTATCGGTAGTTCACGCTGTCGAGGTTGGCCTGATGGAGGAGCCCCTTCACCATGTCGGCGTGCTCGTAGCGGTTGAAGTTGTGCCACCTGTCGCCGTGATAGACGTCCAGTGTGGCACTCGTCCCCACTCCCATTAGTCCCGCCGAGACCAATAGGTCTAGGTGGTCATTGCTTACCATGTATGCACTCACTTTAATTTCCCTTCTGTTAGTGCTCCCCGAAGTGTATCACACTTGCGGGGGGGATTGGTGTATCCCCGTGGATAGTCGGGACTCGAACCCGAAGAGCGACCGACTCGCCTACCCTGTCCTGTCCTAAGACTGCACCTCCACGATGTTGATATGGAGAAAATAAATCTCCTCGGGGTGGGTTGTCTTCATCGCCTTGTATGCGGTCACGGCCTCGGCGTAGGTTTCATAAGCGAACTCCTGAACCTTGAGATTGGATTTCGTCACTACCTTGAGCACCGCCATGGCGGGGTATCCTTGTGATGTTTTCATGTCCTAAGACCTCACTCCTAGGATGGCGGTCTCAACACCGAATCCGAAAGCGGTGCGCCCGTAGTGGTGGCCGATGATGACCGTCCTATCGGCCTCGACCTCGTCCCACTCGGGAGCCTCGTACGGGTCGAACGCCTCCGCAATCTGTCGGGCGTCTTCGAGGTTCTCGGCCTCTACCTCCGCAGTGTAGACAGTGCCCACTAGCACCGTGATTGTGTATTTTTTCGACATGTAATCCCCTTTCGATTCCTGTCTTAAGTGTGGAGCCTTGCGCTCCCCTCCCGCCTCCGACCTCGGCCGAAGATGAGAGGGGAACGGGGGAGCCTTCTCGATCGACTCCCCCCTCCCCGCTTAGATGGTGAAATCCTCCCCGCATCCTCGGCACGCTCCCACGTAGGGGAGGTTCGAGGCACTTACTCGGATTGACTTACCGCATCCACACGTGGCTTTCTTGAGATTCTTATCCCGTCCCTTAGGAGCGGGCGAGCCTCCGCCGAAAGTACCGAACCCGCCGAACCCGCCACCGAATCCGCCGAGGTTCTGACGTGGGGCGCTGGCCGTGATGGCCTCCTCGATGCTGGCGATGGCCTCGCTCCATCGTGTGGCGCATTCATCGCCTACCTCGGTCAATGTCCACCCGTAGGTCTTGTGCTCGGTGATGGTGAGACTAAAAAGGCTTTCGGCGGCATCCTTGAAGCGCTTATTGTGGCGTCCATTCGTGTCTACGTCACGGATTCCCGAGGCGATGTTGTAGGCGTGCGCTACTTCGTGGGCCACGGTACCGAACACTTCCCGAGCACCGAGAGCGAGACACTCGCCCGAGACCATAATCTCATGGAATCCCCGAGTGATTGTCGTTGTCATCGGTGCACCCATGGAGATGGCCGTAGCCCCGTAGGCGTAGTCCGTGTCCAATTCCTCGGCGCTGGCCTCCCATGCTGGCCGTACCGTGATATGGCCCCATGCACGTGCGTCACGCTTGACGATGAAGAGAGCGGGAGGGAGGTTCACGCCCGTAGCCTCTTTCACTGCTGGCGCTAGGTGGTCGGTATAGACCTTGTGGAGCGCCTCCACGATTGGGGCGAGTGTGACCTCGCTCGGGTTGGTGGTGGTGGTGGTGGTGCTCATTGGGCGACCTCCACGCCATCGGAGAGGGCTACCAATTCCATAGCGGAGAATTGCCACGCCGAAGCCAGCGAAATCAAGCGCTGGCGGTCGTAGGGCTTTTCCATCTTCACCGCTTCATTGCGTGCCTTGTAGGCATTGCGGAGAAGATTCTCCACAGTGGCCATAGTGTCTTTGTTCATTGTGTCCCCTTAAGACATGAGAGCCGAATTGCTCTATCTCTGAGCGTAGCCGATGCGTGCAACGTTTCACGACATGGGGACGACATAAGACATGTGAAATACGTCACACCACCAAAGCAAGCGCACCGCTTGCAGAAGTTAGCAATGTTTCACGTGAAACATTCGGAGGAGGAGAAGACAAGGCCACCCCACTAGGCGACAACGTCCCGCCCCCACGACATGCCGAAAGCGTGCACCCTAAAAGGGGAGGCCGAGCGAGCGAGCCCCACAGAATCCGAGCGCACCACCCAACCCGAGCCCGACCCGCCAGCACCGAGCGCCACACCCACACGCAACCCGTAGTCTGCCTTAGCACCCCCCCCTATATAGGTATGTTATGGCTTTTGCATGGATTCACTCTTTTGGGGTGTTTTGGCGGGTGGATCTTGTGGTGACTGTGGGTGGTTGGGATAACTACTGTGTGTGGTCTTCATCTGTATTGTGTAACATTTTAGGTCAGGGCTGAGAAGTGGATGTTGTTATCCACATTGTCCACAACTTCTCTGTGAACAACCGAACGTATGTGAGGGCGTTAGCCCAACCGTAGGGCGGGAGTGCTCGATCAGATGGGTCTATGGCTTCCCCCACATTTCAACAGCAACTTAATGCTGTTCGGTAGCCGTAGCCAAATTGTTTTAGCCGACACCGTTTCGAGTTTGTTTTGTCTCTTTGATTAGTTGACGTTAATCACGCCGCTTGTTTCTCTTACGCAATAGGGACACAACCATCTTTTCCAGATGTGTTTGATTGCAGGAAACATCTACCCTAGTTACCTAGTGTGAATTGCCCCGCACCGTGCGAATGGTGTACAGCCATGCTTGCCTTGACGCTTCCCAGCGTGGAGGTCTTCCTCTGTTGCGTGCACAGATTAGCATGACGTGTTATTCTTTGCAACATCATGGGGACCAAAAGATCCGTACCTGCACAAGACAAAGCAAAATTTTTTGCGTTAATTGCCGCAGGACAAAACATAAAATCAGCCTGTGCACAATCAGGTGTCCACTACAACACAGGTTCCCGCTGGCTTAAAAAAGCAAAAGAAGCCGAAGCAGGCAGACGAGAAGCCGAAGCCAAAGGTGCACGAGGCAGAGGATCAGGCGGACGTCAAGAACTTGACTATCAACGACTCATGGATGCAGTCGACCTGCCATCCGCTATCCCATTCGACATGCTCAGTGAGGAAGCCCAGCGAGGGCTAGAAGATTTTGATTACTTCCGTCGACGCTACCTCGGCCGTGTGCCATCACCCTGGCAAGTAGAAGCCGCAGTCACCCTGGTGAAACTGTTGGAATCAGACCAAAAAGAATTTGTTGTATTAAACGTCCCACCAGGCGCAGGAAAATCAACCCTGTTCCACGATGTCGCTGTGTGGGCTATCTGCCGTAACCGTCGTATTCGAGTGATGATTGGTTCAGTGTCGGCCGCTATGGCAAAGATGTACTCCCGCCGTATCAGAGACACACTTGAACGTGTAGTACCCATGGAACCAGACCCCATATTGGTAGAGAAGGGATTAGCAATCAATGCAGAAGGATGCTTATCAATCGACTATGGAAGATTCAAACCAGTCGACAAAGGAGCCCTATGGCGAGCAGAAGAATTTGTTGTGGAACAACTGGACGGAAACGGGTTGGATAACAAAGAACCAACCGTTCGTGCATACGGTATTGAAGCGGAGTTCATCGGACATCGAGCCGATCTATGTCTTTTCGATGACGTTGCTTCCCCAGACAACGCCCGAGAGTCAGTGGCTCGTGACAAGTTACTTGAACGATGGGACAATGTCGCTGAGGCTCGGTGCGACCCAGGCGGACTCCTTGCAGTTGTTGGCCAGCGACTTGGCTCGGGAGATCTCTACGCTCATTGCCTCGCAAAAGAAACCTACGACGTCGAATCAGAAATGGAATACGACGGGTCGGACATTCTCAGCCCTGAAGAAGTTGCGGCGCAAGAACCCGTAAAACAAAAAAAGTATCGCCACATCACCTTCAAAGCGTATTACGACGAGTTAGACACTGGAAAAGAATCCCGCAGTTTCAAAGCAAAACCCTACCCTGATGGTCCACTCCTTGACCCGAAACGACTCCCATGGTCAGACCTGTCATTCATCCGATACAACAAACCCGACGTGTTCCGTGTCGTCTACCAACAAGAAGACCTCGACATTGAAAACCGATTAGCGGACAGAACCTGGATCACAGGCGGAACAGGACTCGACGGTGTCATGTACCCAGGCTGTATCGACTCAGAACGTATGCCAGGAAACATCCCCAGAGACCTAGCCCACCCATGGGTATCCATCGTGGCCATCGACCCGTCACCAACAATGTTCTGGGCTTTCGTCTGGATTGTGTATCAACCAGAACAAAACCTGTATCACGTAGTTGACGTGGAACGCACCAAGATGACAGCCGAAGAAGTCCTCGGATATGACACCACCACCCGAACCTACTCAGGGAAAATGGAAGAACTACAAAACCGTTCCTACGATATGGGCTACCCCATCACCCACTGGGTAGTAGAAATCAACGCCGCACAACGGTTCCTTCTCCAGCATGACTTCGTCCGTAAATGGCAGTCCCGCCACTCCGTCAACATCGTGCCTCACACCACCAGCCGAAACAAGGTAGACGAGAAATCAGGTGTCGAAGCGTTAATCCCACCTTTGATCCGTTCAGGGTCCCTACGTCTACCAACCATGCGTAACAACTGGAAAACACTTGCGGTCGTCGACGAACTCACCAAATGGACCAGAGACAAAAAGAACGGCACCGACATCGTCATGGCATTATGGATGGCTGTGCTTAACCTGCCGAACTTGACAACAGTCAGAATTCCACCACGACAATGGAGACCATCCTGGATGTTAAACAGATAATGATATGTTACTGTTACACGTAAGTTTGTTTACTAGAGGTTATGAATGAAAAGTGTTGAAGAAATTGTAGATCTCTATAAACAGCGCCGTGAGGCCGCTGGCCCAGTTCTACAACAAATGCGTGAAGTACGCCGACTTGCCAACGGTGATGTTGTCGTCCCACTATCAGAACTAGACCGCACAACACGATCCTCAGTCGCAAACCTTTTCGTTACAGGACTTGAACAAATGTCTATGCGTTCAGCCTCAACACTTGCCTCCGTATATTTTCCTGCCTTAAGAGAGGGACAGGAACGCTCCATGAAACTTGCTCGTGATCGCAAGCGAGCCATGGAAGCCATGTGGTCAATGAACCGTATGCAACAAAAGGACCGTCGTCGTTTCCGCCACTACTACGCATACTCGAACGCACCAGTATTTCTTAAGCCCAACTTTGACAAACGACTTGTCGAATGGAATGTCCGCAACCCGTTGGACACGTTTGCATCACCAGTTGTTGATGAAGACAACCCAGTACCAGACGACGTAATTTTCACATATTCACGAACCTACAAGTGGCTGATGCAAAACTTCGGGCCAATGATCGACGGTCAACTGCGCACGGCAAACCCCAAAACCGACGACATGTTCACCATCATCGAATATGTATGCGCCAACGAAATCGTTACAGCAGTTCTCGGCTCAGAAAAAGACCGTGACCCAGTAACAGGAATGGCCTACTCAGGCCGCCCAGCAGTAGAACTATCCCGCATCGTCAACCGCACAGGCGTACCACTCGTCGTAATCCCACAACGAATCACCCTCGACAAACCACGAGGACAATTCGACGGCATCCTCGGCATGTACCAAACCCGTGCCCGCCTCCAAGCCCTCACCGAAATCGCTATTGAACGAGGCATCTTCCCCGACGAATACCTTATTGCTCGCCCGAACGAAAACCCAGAGATCATCCAAATCGCAGACGGCAAAACAGGACAACTTGGTGTCGTTAAAGGTGGAGACATCCAGCAACTGCAAACAAACCCAGGCTACAAAACCGATGTTGCCCTTGACCGTCTTGAACGCCAAGAGCGACTTGAGGCCGCAATCCCAGCCGAGTTCGGTGGAGAATCAGGAAGCAACATCCGCACAGGACGCCGAGGCGAATCAGTGCTGTCCGCCACCATCGACTTCCGAGTACAAGAAGCACAAGACATCTTCGCATCCGCACGAGTCGAAGAAGACAAAATTGCTATCGCCCTTGAAAAAGCCTATTGGGGTAACGCATCCAAGTCTTTCTTCATCCCAGGCATGGGAGGCGGAGTACGTGACTACACCCCAAACAAACTTTGGGAAACAGACTTCCACTATGTCGCATACTCTGCGGCAGGTTCAGACGTCAACAACCTGATGATCGGCATCGGCCAGCGAGTCGGCATCGGCACCATGTCAAAAGAATCCGCACGTGAAGCAGACCCGCTGATTGCAGACCCAGAGTTGGAAAAGGACCGTATCGTTGCAGAAGGAATCGAAGCCGCACTGCTGTCTTCAATCCAGGCTCAAGCCGCAGACCCGAACGGTCCATACCAACCAGACGACCTTGCCTACATCGCATCGCAAGTACAGCAAAACAGAATGAACCTTGCCGAAGCAATCATGGCGGCACAACGCCGAGCACAAGAACGTCAAGCCGCTATGGCTGAACAAAACTCACCAGAGACAATGCCAGGGTTATCACTACCAGGTATGGGTATGGAACAAATGGCAGGCCCTGCACCCGCAGAAGCAGGCCCACCCTCGCTAGAATCTCTACTGTCACAATTAGGCGGCGGAGCCGCACCACAGGGGATGATGGCATAAATGGCTAAGCAATATCCAAACAGAAGCGACCTTCGTAACCCAGCACAAAAAGTTGCAAAGATGACCGCAAAAGGACAAACATACGGACAAGCAACACAGCAAATGCGTGCACAAGAAGCCGTACCAATGGCATCTGCACCAACCGATGTAGCACCTACACCACCACCCGCACCTGCACCAGGATCTCTGGGTGACTTTGGTCGTGCAACAGAACGCCCCGATGAACCAGGAACATTTGGTTCGATAGTTGGTCCAGGTCCAGGACCCGAAGCATTAGGTATCGGACCAGTAGTTCCACAACTCGGATCGAAACAAGATCTTGTTGAACGGGTACGTGCCGTAGCAGACGTATATCCGTCACCAGTTTTGTTAATGTTTCTTTCTGAGTTGGAGCGTTCCTGATGCCATTTATTACAAACGATTTACCTATCAAACTTGAAGACGTTGAATCTTGGGAGAAATCCCGTGGAGAACGGATAACAACATACAAAAGTATGTACACCCAGGATACCGCACAAAAACTTATTGACGCCGCCACGCACTACCACTGGGTTAATCCACAGTTGACAGCGTCTCTGATTCTTAATGGTGCTGATTATTTAATGAAAGATGTTGCTGAAATCGCCGCAGAAAAAATGGCTGACGCAGGACTTTCACCAGCGGACCGCTGGAAAAATCAAAAACTAACTAACTCCCTTCTTTCTAAGAAAAATGGCAAGGTTAAATAATGGGGATTCCAAATCCTTTCGGGTGGATCGATGATGGTTTAGACGCCGCAGGCGAAGCATGGAACCTAACTATTGAATCATTTAGCAACCTTGTTCGTTCGCAAGGAAAAGTGTTAAGCGATACCCCAGGCGGAAGAATTGCTAAAACAACAGTAGACCCAATAGTCGAGGGGGCAACTACCGCAACCAAAGTTGGGACACGTACTGTTTCAGCCGCATACGATTTCCCTCTGCAAGTTCTGAACAACACAATGGCATTCGGGTATAACAACAACCCAAACCTTCGACGGGTTCTTCCTTTTGGAGATAGCGACGGGTTCGTTCAAGCCAAAGGTTCAACACTGGAACAACTTGTAGGCATTATTCGCAACACCACTGCCGCCGAAGTAATCGCTGATGCTTTACCAGGCGGAGACAAACTTGATGTCGGATCGGGATTTTTTGTTCGTGGAGAAACAGAAAAAGAAATCAACGAAAGAAAACGTGAACTTTACCCAACTATCTATGGGAGCACCTACACAGTAGGAAGACACTTTGGTGGGTTCCTTGCAGATAACGGAGTAATCGAACCAGGGTCAACTTCATACAACGTGATTTCAGGATTGGTTGACGCTGGATGGACTATTGCCGCAGACCCAGCAAACTTACTGGGTGCAGGAACAGTTGCTCGTTTAGGAAAACTTACTGTCCCACTTACAGCAGGCGCACGTGCAGGGAAAAAAGCAAACGTAACAACAACCCTTTCCAAAAAATCTGCACGACTTATTGAAGAAGCCGCTAAAGAAGGAAAGATTGTTATGGACGCCGCAGGGCTGATCGACAATGGTCGACGCACTGTATCCCCTAACAACTGGGAAGCCTTCAAAATAACAAACAAAGGCAAGAAGTGGATAGACACTTTTGTTGGCGACAACGCAAATGACGCCGCAGTTATCTGGCGATCATCAGTTGGACAAATCCCACCAGGGACAGCAAACAAATTAGCCAAGGCTCAAAGCACGGATGAAGTTGTTCAAATCCTTGATGATGCTGTATACGGTCCAGATCCTTTAAGTCATATACGCATCATGCCTGGAATTGATCCACGACCAATCGTGACAAGAACAGGCGCAGTAATTAAAGGCAATGTTTCTAGGTACCGACCATTTGCCGACACACTCCCAGAAGCAACAGACTTCCCATTAAACAACCCACTTCAAGCAGTTAAAAATGCTGACTCCGTAATGGGTGTTTTGAAAGTGGAGAACGAAACACGCAACCGTCTTCTTAACGAACTGTTTGAAGTTATGGACGGCACAGATAACAAAGCAGTTTTCGATTGGCTAAATAAATTTGAAGAAGAAGTTGTTGCATCTCAGTTGCGTCAATGGAACTACTCGGCCGACGAAATAAAAAGAATTGCTTCATGGAGAAAACGATACGAAGAGTCAGTATCTGGATATGTAACCGACTCCACTGGATCTTCCGTACCATTGGAATGGTTGATTGGTGGCCCCAACGGTGGTTTCGGACCGTTGCTTATTTCTCAACAATTAAAAGTTAACCCTGTACTGATTGATCCGACGGATCTTCAGATGATGTCGGACCGTCTTGGCCCCATGCGTTCTCGTCTTGAAGCATCACGTAGAGTGGTAACAGATAAAAGTATTGATCCAGATACTGGAGAAATAGTTATTGATGCCACATCTCCACGTAAATGGGTAGATACTCCACTTGCATTAACTGAGGGCGCTGGAGATTTAGTAGACTTTTTACAGGCAAGAGTTTGGAAACCAAACGTACTAATCCGTCCAAGGTATTTAATCAGGACACTACCCGATGAAATGCTACGTGTATCAGCATCTGGAATCTTTGACCATGATTATCAGTACATTGCTCAAATCT